AGAGGGATAGTTGAGGCCCTTGGTCCAAGGTCCTCTAAACTTATTGGCTGGTACTTGTACCGTGGTTCCCGGATAAAGGAGCTTGTTGCTTGTGGCTTGAAGCTTGATCCTTGTGCTTGGGGCTTGAAAGCTTGTTGCTTGGAGCTTGTAGATTGGCCATTGGAACATGACGCTTGAAGCTTGTAGCTTGCTTTGTAAAACTTTCAGTATTTTTTGCGTGTAAGTCCTCCGGTTTAGTACTATTTGCAGGCATGTAGCTCACTTAAATAATCATCTAGCCCTAGGTTGTCGGTATAATGCCAATGAACTTTATCGGTTCCCCAATATCCGTCCACTGTGCCGTCTTGTGTGTTGACCCATATGTTAGGGCCGCCTCCGGCTACCATAAGACGCGCTGCTTTGTAGCTATGGTCCTGGTGCGTGATCCATTCTATGTCGTAGACGTCTTCCATGAACTCCGAAGCTTTGATACCATCAAGTTTGTCTTGAGGGCATTCTGTTATCTCTTCGGCAATGTTCTTGCACATCCTGCGAAGCTGCTCTTTACAGGTCTCTCTCCTGCCTTCTTTGTCTCGAACTGTCTTGATTCTTTCTTTAACTACTTGCATGTTTCCCCCTATATAATTGGTTTGTTTATTACTAACTGAACTTCTGTATTATCTTTTGTGTCTTCTTTTTTTGGTATCCATATGTCTTCAATTGATAGCAAATATTCTGTTGAATTATCAAAAATATTTACATCAATATCCTGCGGTGCTTGTTCTAATATCTTTATAAGTTTTTTAACTTTCATTCTTCCCCCTTTAATTATATACCCCTTGATCTATTTCTTTTTTGGCTTTTGAAATTGTATCATATTCAATAGAGCCTATTTCCCAAAATGGGTCTTCTTTAAACTCTTTGCATACAATATAATATGGCGTTTCTTTGTTCCACATCTCGCATATTTCAAAACCTTTATATGTTTCAACCGGCATTATTCCCCCTTTTTATTATAGACAATCCTTACAATAGCGAGTATCCCTTACGCTTCTCCAATCGGGAGCAATGGCACTCGTACAACAACGACAGAATAAAAAATAATCCCCTTTTTTTGAATTATCTTTTTTCTTTCTTGTGGTTTTCTTTTGTTTCTTATTGTCTTTCATATTTAAAAACATCCTACAATATCCCTGCTCCGTTGTCAATGGTGCTTGGAGCTTGAAGCTTGGCGCCATTGATCATGATCCGGGGACCAAACTTGGTCCAGTCATTGCTCATAATTTTGAGCTCCAGGCCAATCGTCGCCAGTTGAGCCGGCGACGCGTGGCTAACTTCTATTGTGTATTTTTTAGTCAAGTAGCACCATATATTCTTTTGCGAAGTGCCTTCTAAACCAGTCCAGGCCTCTTCTTACTGTGGACCAGTGTTGACTGTAGCCCCAAAAATGCGCGGCATCCTCACGCTCTGCTTTTAGATTACTTGAAATTGTGTAATCATAAACAGCTGCGGCGAAGGCCGGGAGCTCAATTGATTGACCGCTGAACGGGTTGCGTCTTGTTACCATTTCAGTTGAGTGTGATTTATTTTCACCTTCAAATTTAAATGGTAAAGCGATCTTTTTATTATTGTATTCTATCTTCATAATTATCCTTTCATTGTTGTGGTGCTTTCTTGACCCCAGGTCCAAAGTGAATTGTACCATCAAGGCTTATCGGTGATCAACCGACCTCTAGGCACGCATGCCATTGGACCAGGGCTCCAGTTTATTCTAACGTGCTAATATGTGCTTGAGCTACACTTAACCCAAACAATAAAAAGCCACCGAATGAAAGTAGTACGCCTAACTTGTGGTGTGTTGGGTCAGCTATCATAATGATGATACCCGTCATAGCCATAGTTAAACATAATACCCATTTAATTACATAAGCCATTTTATTCTCCTTTCTTTATGTAGTCGTAAAATTTATTCTTATCAAAATTAATGTTATCCTTTGAGAATATCATTTCAATATCTCTAGTAATATTCCCCAAAAGTATCATTTCACCGGTTGAGGTTTTAGCCGATTGTTTGCTTAAATATTTTTTAAGCATATCAGCAAAGACAATGTAATCTTTTTTAGTCATTTTTATTCTCCTTTTAATAATTGTTTTAAACATTTATTGAATAGATGTCAAGCATAATCTAGGACGATATATCTTTTCTTTTCAACTCTAGGTTGTTCGCCCTGCGGGCGCATAGGTCCAACGGATGGCAACTCCGTTGCCATACTCCTTGGCCCAAGGGCCTCCGGCCCTTGGGCCTCGGTCCGTGCTTGAAGCTCGATATCTTTTATTCCCTACCCAAGAGGGGTGACCCCCGGAACCTAAACCCTTTTCGAATGTCAACGAAACATCGACCCTCACCCCCTTTTTTTGAAAAGGGGTCCCACTGCTTCTGCCTGTATTGCTTGATTTAGAGAGTTAGCCGTGATAAAAACTTTTTGAACACTTTTAAGGGTGCAAAAATTTTTTAAAAAATTTTTATGAGTTTGAATAAAGTAGATATTAGCAAATTACCCCCGGATGTCCGGAAAACTTTTCGACAACTTCAAGTATTACATGCCGAAAAAAAGATACAGAACAAAGCCAAGAGTGATTTTTTATCTTTTGTTAAAGCGGTATGGCCGGAATTTGTAGAGGGGCCCCATCACAGGCACATTGCGGAAAAATTTAATAAATTAGCAACGGGTGAGCTAAAACGTTTAATCGTGAATATGCCACCTAGGCATACAAAATCAGAATTTGCGTCTTATTTACTTCCTGCCTGGATGGTGGGCCGTAATCCAAAATTAAAGATTATTCAAGCAACGCACACAGGAGAGTTAGCCATCAGATTTGGAAGAAAAGCCAAAAATTTGATTGATTCGGAAGAATACTCAAAAATATTTCAAACAAGATTACAAGAAGATTCGAAAGCTGCGGGCAGATGGGAAACTGCGCAAGGCGGTGAATACTTTGCTGCTGGTGTTGGTGGAGCAATCACGGGCCGTGGTGCGGATTTATTGATTATTGACGATCCTCACTCGGAACAAGATGCGATGTCAGAGCAAGCTTTAGAGAATGCTTACGAATGGTATACATCAGGACCACGTCAACGTTTACAACCAGGCGCCTCAATCGTGCTCGTTATGACCAGATGGTCAACAAAGGATTTAACAGCTCAATTATTAAAGGCTCAAAAAGAAGTGAAAGGTGATCAGTGGGAAGTGGTTGAGTTTCCGGCAATCTTGGACCACGGACCAGAGAAGAAGCAACCGGTTTGGCCTCAATACTGGAAACTAGATGAATTAGAAAAAGTTCAAGCGACTCTACCCGTTAGTAAATGGAACGCTCAATGGATGCAAAATCCAACTTCAGAAGAAGGAGCTATTATTAAACGTGAATGGTGGAAGACTTGGAAGCATGATTGGATTCCTAATTTACATTACGTCATACAATCTTACGATACAGCGTTTTTGAAGAAGGAAACGGCTGATTATTCGGCTATTACCACGTGGGGTTTGTTTTATCCCAATATCGATTCTCCTTTACATCTCATGTTATTAGATGCGGTTAAAGACAGGTTCGAGTTCCCTGAACTACGGAGAAAGGCCCTTGAACAATACAAATACTGGCAACCGGAGATGGTGATCGTGGAAGCGAAGGCTTCAGGATTGCCTCTAACCTATGAGCTTAGGAAGATGGACATCCCAGTAATTAACTTTACACCTAGCAAAGGAAATGATAAACACGTAAGAGTAAATAGCTGTGCCCCTGTTTTTGAGTCTGGTATGGTGTGGGCGCCACAACAGAAGTTCGCAGAGGAAGTCATCGAAGAATGTGCAGCATTTCCGCATGGCGACAATGACGATTTAGTCGACTCAATGACTCAAGCCGTTATGCGATTTAGACAGGGAGGTTTAATCAAACACCCTGAAGATTACGAAGAAGAAAAAAAACAGCCCAGAAACTTTGATTATTACTAATGAGTAAAATAGAATTCGGAAAACAATTATTAAAATTAATTACTAATTATACCAAAGCTACGGGAAAAGCTCCTCAGGGACTAGATCTTTTAAAGCTTAGAATGAAAGCTGCGGAGATAATTAGAGATGCTCAGAAACTTATTAAAGTTGATTTCAGTAAAAACAATCCACAAGATTGGACCGGGCTTCCTAAAGTTTTAAAGAACGTTAAAAATCCAAATCAAGTTAGAAAACTTTTAGAGTCGGGTGATATTAAAATAGGCCAGGTGAGTAAGACTCGTCCTAAAGATCCCTCAAAATTACTAGAAGCCCTTAAGCTCAGTAATAAACAGAATGCTTACAAGAGTGCTTTAAGACAAGCCAAAGAAATTGATAAGAAAAAATTAACCATCAAGGAAGTAGAAACACGATATAAAAATCTGGCTAAGTATCCAGAAGGTCGAGTTTATCTTAATGATGAGATTTATGATATTGAAAGAGGTTGGACTCTTAACAATCTTGGAAACAGAAGCAAAGAAGAGTTAATTAAAAAAATGAGGGGATATATTAATAAGAAAGGTTCTTCTCAAGCTGACCCTTTTAAAAAACCTGTTAAAGAAGAAGTTAAAGGACAAATAGAAATGGATTTTACCGATTGGGATCCTAAAGGCATGAAAGGCGGAGGAGTTGCACACATGCTTGGTGAAGAACCAAGAGTGGGAATGATGTATGGTGGTGATCCGGGTTTCGCGTTTGAATATGGAGGATCCTGGGCTGACTGGAGAGATAATCATATGCACATGATGCCATTAACCGAATACATTTCAACTAAACTTCCTAAAGATAGAATTCCTTTTAGAACAAACTTTAAAGATGGTCTAGAAGTTTTGCCTGAGATACAATTTAGTAAAATAACTTCATCCCCTACAAAAGAAATTGATATTGATGAGACAGATAGAACTTATGGTATTAAAGGATCCTATCAAGCACCGAGCTGGTACACAGGCGGTAGTTTGTTAAAAGGAAAAGTAAAAATAGACGTTACACATGATGGCAATACTATTTTTAAAGACACTATCTCTAAAGAAGACGCAAAAGATTTATATTTTGGTCTTGGAAAAAAATATGGCGATAAAGTTGAATTAGGTACGGACACTAAAGGCAATTGGAGAATTAATATAAAGAAATCTTTTAAAGATGGTGGCGTTGCTAATATGTTAGGAGAATAACCATGGGATTAAGATATTTTATTAATAATCTCACCGGACAACTTGAAGACGGCAGAGGAGAAAGAATTTTACCTAAACCTAAACCTGAAAGACCTGTAGCAGATCAGTATCAAGATTATAAACAAGTTCAAGACATCTTTGAACCTAGAACCCAGATGTATATTGAAAAAGAAATGGGGTTTGATGAGGGGGGTAGAGTTAAATTTGGTAGTGGAACTCCTTTTGCAATTACACCTAGTCAATTAGCAAAAATACATAAATTAATACAAAACACTGATTTATCTTTAAAAGAAATAGGTCAACAGATTGGTTATGGTACAGACAAAAAACCAATGGACAGTACATCCAAAATCTTTAAAGAGTATGTAAAGAAATATGGTGAACCCGATAAAATGCGTTTGCAGAGGAGAGGGGTTAAACTAACAAAAAATTCTCCTTATGTTAAAAATGTTATTAAATCCGTAGAGGAGGTAGGTGTAAGAGAAACGGCTAGAAGGTTTGGTAAAGAGAGAAAAACTATTAGAAATGTTTTACATCGATTTCGTAAAGATTTAATTAAAGATATTAATGTTAAAGGAGAAGAGACTTCAGCTAAAAAATCTAAAATTAAAGCTAAAGAGGATATAAAAATATCTCAAAAGAAAGCAGGACCTAAAACTACGAAACAAACCAAAGAGGTTATATCTAAAATTGCAGAATATAATAACCCCTATAAAAAAATGTCTGCAAAGAATCTTGCAAAAGATAAAAATTTTTTAAAACGTCTTCGTATGCATATTGACATAAACACGGGTGCGATTACTTATGATGGATACACAAAAGCTCGTCCTAGAAAAGGAAAAGTGTTTAGTGATTTAGAATTAGCAGAGCACGCAATAAAAAAAGCAAAAGCAGGTGAATTATTTACGGCGGACCACATTACACCTAAATCTTTACAAAAACAAAATGTTGGTTATCCAAGAAATTTACAACCAGTCACTTATATAGAAAATTCAGAGTTTGATAACGCTAGAAAATATGTATTAAATAAACCTGAAGGAGATACCTCAGCCATTGATAAGTATCTAACAAAAAATAAACAAACTTTAAGATTCCCTGATCAAAAAATTAAACTTGGTTATAAAGAAGTAATTGAATATAGCCCTACAAAAGGTACTCATACACTTATTGATAAACCGGGAAAACCATCAATGCTTAAAAATATTTTTAAAGGAGTTTCCCCTGTATTAAAAGCAGCTAAACCTGTATTAAAATCTCTCCCTGTGATTGGAACGGGCATAGGTTTGTATGATGTAAATAAAGCTGTGGAAGCGGGTATAACACATCCAAGTGATTTACTTGCAGCTTATAACGTTTCAGCTGATGTAGCAGCTAAAAACAAAGCTATGAGAGAAGATGAGTCAGGACAATTATTACTAGAAGAAATGTCTAGATTGCCAGCGATTGATAATCCTTTTGCGGCTGCATCAGGCGGAAGAGTTCCTTTACAAGGGGGCGGAGGAATTAAGAATAGATTTAATCGTTGGCTTAATAATCCTACAGTTAAAAATGTTATAGCGGCCGAGTTAGGATTAGAAGGTCTTTTACAATTATATAGTCTTTTAGGAATGCCTATTATGGCAGAAGGTGGAAGAGTAGGATATGAAGGTGGGGGAATAACTACTCTTCATCCACGAAGACCTGAAGCATTACCACCAAAATCAGGACCAATGCCTCAAGGAGGAGGCTTGTCTTCTATGTTTAATCGTGCTAGAGAATGGTAGGAGTTTAAATGGCAGATAATCGAATAGATAAAGGACTCCCGAACATGACACCTGACGATTTGGTTGATCCTAAAAAAGGGATCACTGAGGTCGATGTTACGGAGGAACAAGTTAAAGGTCCAATAGAAGTTACACCTGAACCAGATGGCGGGGCTACAATTGATTTTGACCCAAGCGCCAATTTAAATATTCCGGGAACGGAAAGTCACTTCGACAATTTAGCAGAATTACTACCTGATGATATTTTAGATCCTGTTGGATTAAAATTAGCAGGAGATTACCAAGATTATAAATCTTCTAGAAAAGACTGGGAACAAGCTTATGTGACTGGTCTAGATTTATTAGGTTTCAAATATGAAAACCGAACACAACCATTCCAAGGAGCAAGTGGTGCTACGCATCCCGTTTTAGCGGAAGCAGTCACACAGTTCCAAGCGCAAGCTTACAAGGAACTATTGCCTGCGGATGGTCCGGTGAGAACCCAAGTGATTGGTGCATCCAATCCTCAAAGGATGCAACAAGCACAGAGGGTAAAAGAATTTATGAACTACCAGCTCATAGATCAAATGAAAGAATAC